AGCAATGTAACGTGTAGCCAATTCGCCAGTTGCAAGGTAAGCAGCTGGAGTTTCGGTCTTAACGAATGACACGATGCCATCTACATCTGCGGCGGTTGCAGTTGCCTGTGTTCCACCTGATGTAAGTTCTGCAATTACTGCTGCTTCGGTTGCCTGTGCGTATACCCGGCGCATGTTATCCAACATGGCTGCGTAGAAGCTTGGGTCAGCGCGGTCAAATAGTTCTACCGAGTAACGCTGTAATCCCTTGTAAGCCTTAACAGTTGCATCAACGTAAGAGCTGACAATACCTGTTTCAGATGGTCCAGCACCTTCGGCGGTTTCTGCAACTGATCCTGATGTGGTGATTTTTGGAATGGATACGGTCATACCTGCATTAGGTAGTGAGCGTGTACCGATTGCATCAATCGCGCCACGTGCGCCGATCTGGTTGTCTACAACCTGTGATACATACTGGATTGGCTTGAATGCCGGGTTGGTTGTGAAACTGTCATCAGCAGCTGTTAGATGCTTTGCATCCTCTGCCTTTGCGTGTGCAATCCATTCTGCACTTTCATGGTTTCCACGTTGAGCCTTGATTGAATGCTCTAGGAAATGTGCTTGAGTCTTGATTGGTGATCGCGGCTTGGTGTAAGCCACTGGTGCAGCAGCGTGAACAACAGCGGCTGCTGTTACTTCATCTGCAACTGGTGTTGTTACTTCGTCCACTGTTGTCTCCTGTGGTTCATCCTCAGCAGGGGTTTCTGCTTCGGTGGCTTCATCATCAGGATAGCAAGCTGCGACCTGTGAAATCTGTGCATCCTTGAATGCTGGGTTTGTTACATGGGCTACGGCTTCAAGTTTGGCGGATGATACGACCATCACGCCTTTCTCAATGACGTATTCGCCCACATTGGCTTCAATACTAAATGCCGGGCGTAGTCCCTCGGATGCTTCAACTAAGGCATCATTGCCAGCACCAGTTGGCGCAATCTTGAATGCCATTGAGATACCGGCAGGGGTAACTTCCTCACTGCCAGCAATGCCACGACCCAATGGGCGTGTGCGGTCATGTTCCATGTTTAAGACAATCTGGCTTGCATCAATGTCACCAAATGCGCCAAACTCAAAACGCACTGGCCCGGCAGAGGTGTTGCCAACTTTAGCGAAAGGTACTACTAAGCCTTTAATTGTTCGTGTTTCAACACTTGCGGCCAACACTTGGCCCTCAAAATTAAGTTGCATTTGCTTCATTTCCTCTCGGTGCTAATTCCATTTCCTTACGCGCTTCCTCTACATCGATGATTCCAGCTGCAAGCATTCTTTCCAATACTTCAATTTGCTCTAGTGGGTTTCCGCGTAGGTAATCATCTAAATCAAACTTAACAACCGAGCCTCTCGGAGTCAGATCATTCATAGATAATCTTTCCGAGATGCAAGCCATGTAAGGCTTAAGCGAGAAATCCACCAAACTACGACGCTCTTGTGAAACATTTGAGTAGGTGGCACTTGCGCTTTCGGCGTTTATGTACCATGCAGGGATGTTGCATAGTCGAGCAATTTCCGCAGCTGTATTAAGGCGTGATTCGGTAAGTTGCATTTGCCCGGCATCGTAACCAAAAGTAGTTACATCCAATGGGCCAGATAAGTAGGCTGTCGAGCGTTGCTGTCGAGCAGTTTTCCATGATGCCAACAAACTTGATACTTGTTCGGCAGGTAAATCAACGCCAGTATTCTTGATAACCATTGTTGGGTTAGGTTCGGCAGCCATTCGGCTTACTGCCATTTCAAGTTCTAGTGCTGTTCTAATGGTTCGGCCACCACGATTTAGTAAGCCCTCATCTAAGCCACTAAACATGATTAGCGATCCAACACCATAGGCAGGACACAAATTACCGTCTAAATAAAAGCCATTAAGAATTTCGTCAGTTTGTAAATCAGTTGTGAAAGTAACCCGAGTTGGATCAATGCGGCGGCATGCAATAGGTCGGCCATCCTCTGGGCTAACTTCCAAAACAAGCCAGAACGCATGTCCCTTAAAGAGGATGTCCTCAATGGTCCAACACATCGTAATAAAACGTGGCAAGGCTGGATCAGGTTGCTTGAGTAATGGTCGCCCCTCAATCCTTGCGCCAGTAATTTCATTGTAAGAATGCAAACCTAGTTCGCCAATAGTTCCACAGATAATGTTTCGCGCACGGGCAACAGCTGGGACTTGCATCGCATCGCCGCGGTTAATTCCAAAAGATTGGAATGGACTAAAAGTGTCTTGGTAATAAGGAATTGCTAAATTAGCTTTGGCTTGTACATCTGATTTTTCTGGAGTTGTACCCAATAAGAAATCAATAAATCCCATACTGCATTATCTCATAAATGTGTGACATTCAAGCATCTGATAAGCGTGTCGGAATGTGTGGGCTAGTGATAGGAGTGACTAGCCCACACATGGGGTACTGCCAAGTAGACCTTAAGCACTAATGATACTCACACTCTGTTGTGGCGCACAAGCATGACCAGCCGCCATTACTAATGCCACTGCAGCTGTAATTGGGACTTGAGCAGCTCTACGAGCAATGCGCCATCCACCATCTGATGCTGGTCGTCTAGCACATGAAACTAAATGACTATGTAATGTCGGTTGTCCGGGATGAATAAATCTGCCTTGTTGCATTGCATTAAGTGTTTGATCACAACTAATGGCAAAACCTGCTGATGCCCATGGTGTTGGTTCAGTTTGAATTCCAGCTTGTGCCAATCGTGGTGCAATGTAGCCAGCAGTATTTGGATCATAAGCAAATTTTCTAGGACGGTATCTACGAGCAAGTGTTGCTAGTTCACCCGTAAGTTCAAGATCATTTATTCCGCCCTCACGATTCCATTCATGTAGGAATACAGCCATGCCCTCTGGGCGCTCTTGAATAGTTACTAGACAAGCAATCTCTCTATTGAAATTAAGGTCTATAGCCATCCACGTAGGTAAATCATCCTCAAGTGCTACATCTGTCTCGCCAGCATTCCACATTTCTAATGGGAATGGATTTTCTATTGCATCAACCCATAAGCATAAACTTTCAGTTTTGAAAGCATCTTTGGAATCAAATACAGATGCGTCTTTAATGTTTTGTTTACTAATTGTGTAACCCATTGCAGGATTAGCCATTGCCCATGCCTTTTCATCATTTACATCTGATCCGGGAATAGCGCTGTACTCGTAGTAACCCATTCGGCTGGACTCAAAGGTTAAGGCCCTACGCCTTTGTTCATTTAAGACATTGCTATTTAGATCGCCTGCATTGGAAGTCCAAAAAACTTGGGCATTGGGTCTGGCTCGGGTAATCGGCGTTACAGCTGCCCAAGTTGATTCATCAATCTCTCGGAGTTCATCTACATAAAGCAAGTCAGCAGTTGAGCCACGTGGCCCCTCGCTGGTTGCAGCTCTAATTGCATACTTTCGTAGTCGCTCACATTTACCGTTACATGACTTGGGGTAATGGTGGCAGTAGACCTCAATCTCCTCTTGGCCGTTGGTCCGGGAGACTCGCTTGATACGTCTACGCATCCAGTCAAGGCTTTCTGCCATGTCTACTGTTTGCTTGAAAGTATCTAATGAAAGTTGACGTGTTTGTGACATGGCAATAATGGATTTCTCTCCAAAGATGTACAAGCCAGCCAGCATGCGCATACGCATCATGTGAGTCTTGCCATTCTGGCGAGCCACAAGCACACCTACTTGGGACCTTGCCCATGTGCCATCTGGATTTACCTTTAAGGCATCATCTAAAACGTATTCCTGCCAAGGCAGTAAAGGCACACCTAATTCGTCAGCCAGTTGGCTTACTAGTTTGCCTGCGCTGGGCAGTTTTAGCAGGGGGCTTTGGATTCTTGGTTTTAACGAGCCGTAGGAAATCTCCGACATAGGCTGTTCCATCATTTTCCTCTTGTTTACTGGCAGTACGAGTTTCGACAGTTAAATGCAGTTGTTGAAGCACTGTAAGAAACTTACCAGATAGTGCGGTTATGTCTTTAAGATCAGATCCCATGTCGAAAGCCGTATCTAGTGCCTTGGCCATGCGCCGGGCGAGAGTTATCGCAGCTACATCACTTGGGGCAATCCAATTTGCTACTGACAATGCAGAATTTAACGATAGGTAGATGTCCATTGGTTTAACCTCTGACGGTTCTGGTTTTGTTTGGGTCATGACTTAGGCCTTTCGGTTGTGGGTGGGTCAAATCTAGCCATCTGGGGAGAGATTCCTGT